GGTGGGAGTAGAAGTAATTCGAAGAGCGTAAACTTTGGTGGAGGTTTAGAGCTTTTAATGAACGACAAGTTAAAATCAGGTAACAAAGGTGGTGGAGGAGATGGAAATATTGATTTAGACGACTTGAATGAACTAGAGGACGAGTTAAATGAACTATCAGAATCTATAAATACCAATAAAGTAACTAAAAATTTTAAATCAGATTTTTTTAGCAGCCCCAATATAAAATTAAACAACTATGATAATAACGATGACCAAAGTGATGGTGGGTATTCAGAATCTAAGAATAAATTGGGAGGAATAAGTGGACCACCTATTGGTGGAAGTAATACTAGCGGTATTGGCGCATCAACTGCAAATACAGACCCCGATAAAAAAACATGGGATGGATTCGGTAAATTTAGTAATGTACCTATGAACCCTGATGCTAATCTAGATACAACTCCGCAAATGTCAAAAGAAGAATTACTTCGCGAGAAATTTAAAATTCTTCAGAAACTAGAAGAACTAGAGACAAAGGGAATTCGCCTTACAAAAAAATATACGATGGAGTCTTCTCTTCTTGAAATGAAGGGGGAATATGAAACCCACGTCGAAGAAAGAGAAAAGAAAAACAGTATTAAATTTCAACAAAAGTTGCTTATGACGGCGATTACGGGTATAGAGTTTTTAAATAACAAATTTGATCCTTTCGACTTGAAGTTGGATGGTTGGTCGGAACAAATTAATGAAAACGTGGATGACTACGATGAGATTTTTGCGGAGCTACACGAGAAGTACAAGTCGAAAGCAAAGATGGCGCCAGAATTGAAGTTGCTTTTTCAACTTGGAGGAAGCGCAATTATGCTTCATATGACAAATACTATGTTTAAGTCTGCTATGCCTGGTATGGACGATATTATGAGACAAAACCCCGAACTCATGAAACAGTTTACAAGTGCTGCTGTAAATACTATGTCACAGTCTTCACCGAATTTTGGTAATTTTATGGGAGACATCATGGGAGGTATGGGTGGCGGAGGACAGCAGCAACCGCCTAGCAACTTTAATAACCAGAGACCACCGCCACCTCCTGTAGCAACTAAAGGTCCTAATTCGGTTCCTCCTCCTAGAAGAGAAGGCGATATTTCAAACCGTCCTGATTTAAATTTTGGAAGAGGTAACATGAACGATGGTGTAAATCTGTCTGAAAATTATATAAATCCTTACGAGTCAAAGTCGACGCGCGGTGCTCCTCCTCCTCTTCCTCAAAACCCGCGCCCTGAAATGAGAGGACCATCGGATATTAATAATATTTTATCAGGGCTAAAGACTAAGAATGTAAATATTACGCAGTCGTCTAGTGGTAGTACAAGCGCGAATGCGAATGCGAATGCAAACCAAGCATCTGAGGATAAAGGAAGTACCATTAGTATATCAGAGTTGAAAGACTTGCAAAATGAGAATATGCCGAACAAGACAAAACGCAAACCTAAATCTGAGCGCAATACTATAAGTTTAAATATTTAACATATTATAGATTATAGATTATATATTAAATCTAATATATCTAATATAACTAATAAACTAATAAACTAATTTTAATTCATATAGTATTTAGCATTATAATAATATAAATAAAATATAGTATTATAGTATAAACGTAAATGTCAGACTCTGTAGACTCTTTAAGCTTTAGCGATTCTAGCCCCGAAGAGAAACTTAAACTTGGTAAGACACTAGGCAAGGTTATCAGTGTTGCTGGTAAAGTTCTTCCTATTGCATCTCAGTTTGTCCCTGTTCTTGCTCCCATTAATGCTGCCGTACAAGCTGGAAAACAAGTTGCCCAAGTTCTTAAACATTAATTAGGTAAACTAATATTTTTAATAATATGATATTAAAATAATATATTTAGCGTATAATAATATAAATAAAATATTTAGTTATATTATAAAATGAATTCCTCTGATTTTTCAACCGACGCTGCCGAAGAGAAGAAACTCCAACTTCCCTCTTACTCGCAGATTAGACCCCACCTTGTTCAACCCGTGAAAGACGTCATCAAAGTCATTAATAGTCTTGCACCAGCAATCTCCGCTCTTCACAACTAATAATTAGACAAATAGTAAACTAATATTTTAATATAAATATTAAATTACATTAATATAAATATTAAATTACATTAATATTTATATAAATGATATCTATCGTAGCTCTAGTTGACAATAAAAACAACAATAATACAGATGCAGATTTTAATGCCTCGATTACTTCTATTATAAATCAAACATATAAAGAATGGGAATTAAAAATTGTATTGTACAACATAAACCAAAATGATGTATGCTCGATACAAAATTATAAAGATGTCGACGCCAGAATAGATATTATAAAGTATGTTGAAAATGAAATAAATACACCATCAAATGCGCTGATAAAAGTAGCATCCGATGAATGTAAATATGAGCATATTGCCCTTTTATTTATTAATGATGCATGGGTTACTAACAAATTAGAATTGGCGGTAAATACACTTTTAAAGTATCCTAGAATAGATGTATTGGGGGGTCAAAGTATATATGAGAATGAAAAATCGCGTATTCCTGAGGGGGAACTATGCAAGTATAATATATTGAAAATAAATCCTTTCCTAAATTCAAGTGTAGTTATTAAAAAAAATGTTTTAAAAAACTTAGAACTATTAGAAGTAATAAGCGAAGACTTGGCTTCCGAAATAAGTGCAGTTTTAAATATACTATGGATTCAGTTAGCAATTCAGCAGTGTATCCTATATAACATGAGTGATATAACTGTAAAACATAACGATAGTTCAACTTTTGTGCACTATAAAGAATGCTATGATACGGCAGAGTTCAAAAAAGTATTAAACTACTATACTTCTAATTATATCAGAGTTAAATTTTTTAGCGACTATTGTGTATCGGGTCGCTGCAAAGAGGAATATGAAAGAGCATGTCTTGTTCAAAATATAGAGTACTACGGCAAAACTAAAAAAATATATTTTACAACAACGGAAACATATACACATGCAATTATATTGAACTGTCCTACTCCGCAAAATTTACAAGTACCGGCTAGAAACGTTATTGGATTCGCCCAAGAACCACCGAATACACCATTTTTAAAAATTTATCAAAATAATTTTATAAACTACGCCGTTAAAAATATAGGAAAATATTTTATTGGTTCTGTAGATAAATTTCCAACACCGACATTTGCAGAACACCATGGTTTTTTGTTCTATGAAACACCTAAAACTTTGCCTTTTACACCCCAAAAATCAAAACTAATGTCGATTATGGTATCTCATAAAACATATACACCAGGTCACCAATATCGCCATGACCTTGTTCGTTATATTTTAAAACATAGTTTGCCTATAGATATTTGGGGGAATGGGGCGGATAAATATAAACTAGAATATCCTAATAATAAAAATATTAAGGGGTCTTTTAAATCTATGGAAGAAATGTGCAAGGATTATTCATTTACGATTGCAATAGAGAATACGAGTCACGACCACTACTTTACTGAAAAAATAATAAACCCTTTTATAAACAATACTGTGCCGATATACTGGGGTTGTAAAAAAGTGGAAGAATATTTTCCCAAACATACGGTTAGACTCACCGGTGATATTAACAGGGATGTTATCATTATTAATAATGTATTGAAAAACCCGAATAAGTATATAAATGAATACAAAATAGACCAAGAAATGGTATTAAATAAAGTAAATATTGTTAAAAATATTGAAAGAATGTTTATCGATAATTCATGAATTGAACAGGATAATCTGTTATAATGCCGTCAACCCCATATTCAATATTTTGTTTTAATGCTTTTGTATCATTTATTGTCCACGGTAAAACTTCAAAACCATTTTCCTGTAATTTTTTAACGATTTTTTTATCTATTAATTTATAATCAGGGGATATTATTTTAACGCCTAAATTTTTTGAAGTATTGATTAAAGTATCGATATTTGGTAGCTGATCTTCTATTACGTATGCCGTTTTTATGGTTGAGTCGATTTCTTTAATATATTTTAATGCTCTTACGTCAAAAGACTGTACGATAACATCATTTGTTATATTATATTTATGAAGTAATTTTACTAGGGTATTGGAAAAATGATATACTTCATTATCAGTATCTAGAGACTTTTCAGTTTTTATTTCAATATTCATCATTATTTTTTTATATTTGTAGTCTGTTTGAATTAGATTAATCAACTCTATAAAAGTAGGAATTTTCTCACCCGGAATAGTTTGTTGATTTGGGAAATTTATATTTTTTTTAGAACCACAGTCATATTCTTTTATTTCTTTTAACAATAGCGATTTTATAGGTTTACTAACACCATTACAAATTTTTGTATTTATATTTTTGTCATGGTAAATTATAATTTCATCATCTTTTGTAATTTGAAGGTCTAATTCTATAAAATCGACATTGTTTTCTATTGCATTTTTAAAAGCATAAAGTGTATTTTCAGGAAAATCGCCGCGCGATCCACGATGACCATGTATCTGTACTTTTTTATGTTTACCTGGAACATAATATTCATACAATCGTAAAAATATAAGTATACAAACTACAGAGTAAATTTTTATACGATTATATACCATAAAATTATCTATTTTTCTTGATAAATGATACGATAAATCGTAGAATATACGGTTTTTATTCAGTTTACATAAGTTATTTTCAAATATTGTTAAAAAACATGTATTAGTTGTAGATGTCCACGATAATAAAGTAATAAATAATATAGTTGTGGTAGCCCATAAAATAGAAATTGGAGCAAGAAATCCATAGTATACAAAATATATACATAAATGGTGTAATGAACGAATTATTTCTCCCAGTAAAGAATTACATGGTTTATCTTTGGCTATTTGAACTAAATAAGATAATGTAAATACACCCCCTCCAATTAAAAAAAATAATATTTTATAACCTTTTGTATTGGATAAGTCATTAAATTTTGATATATAGTTAAGCATATAGTTAAGCATATAGTTAAGCATATAGTTAAGCATATAGTAAATCGAGTTATATATAATAACTCGATATTATATATATAATAACTCGATATTATATATATAATAAATTATAACTCATGTCTGGGATGTTAAAAAAGACGCAAATGATAACCAAATAACGTATGGTATAAAACAATAACCCGCTGCATTATTAATAGGAAAAAATAATACCGTAATAATTAACGCGAAAATAGCTAAAAGTATTAGTGTTACAGTAGCAAAAAATTTGTCAGGGTAGTAGACAAAATAGGGCCACCAAGTCATCACTAATAACAACTGAATCGCATATAAAAATAAATAAAATTGCTTAGTGCTCATAGTAACATTAGTACTATTCCATATAAGATAAGAAGAATATCCTAATAATAAATATAAGATTGGCCATACAACACCAAATAACCATGGAGGAGGACTTAAGTAAGACTTTACTTTTGGAATTCTTTTACGAGATACAAAGTATCCCGAACCTAACCCTAAAATGATTGGAGCAGTTAATAAAATATAAGATATCATGCTATTTTTGTTTTTAGACATTTTTAGGTTTACCTTATGTTACCACTATAGTATATAAAAATATTATATAATTTATAGAAATATAGAAATTATATAAATTATATATTTTATATCGTAAATGAGTTATAATTATCTTATAATATTATTTAGATAAAATAACAGTACTTATAAATAAATCAATTAATCAATCAATCAATATGACTAGCAATGATAATAATATCTTATTAATAGAAACTAGTCAACAAAAATCTAATAATAATCCAACCACTGATGATATACATAACTATGATTTTAAAACAGTTTGCATTAAAGAACGTGTCTTTTTAAAAAGAGAAAAATCATGTAATATATTTTTATTACAATTTAATTTAGAGAATAAAAATAAAAATTTACACGATATTATAAACATTAATATGTATAATCTACTTTATAATTTAAATAAAGATAACTTTGAAAAAATAGAAATAAAAAAATGGATTTCCCCGAATGAAGTAGAAGTTCTTTTTCTGTTTAAACCTTTTGGTAAAGACTTAGGTATTAAACCAAAATACATGTACATAAAAACGGTAGCAGATATTAAAAATGAAAAACATATATACACAAGCGTTGACATCGAGTATCCAAATATGAACGAAATAAGTAATTATGAAAGAATTAAAAATACTATATCTACTATGGTTATAAACTTTGAGTCGGATTCCAAAATAAATGTATACTATATATTCAAATTTGAACTATTTCACTCCTTACCAATATATATGGAAAATATTTTAGGTCTTACTATGAAAAAAATGTTTTTAAATTTAAAAAACTTTATAGAAATGGTATAATAAATTATAAATATATAAAGATTACAGTACATAATACTATTATAACATATTATTATGTACCAAAGAATAAAACAGTCTATATATCCAGGTCGTGTTGAAGATTCTGAACAGTTAGAAGATGTAAAGATTGATAATTGTACGAGTAATTCTCACCGCGGCGATGAAAGTGAATATAAAGACCCAAGTAAAAAAATTAGTCTTTCAAATAAGGTATCAGATATTTTTAGTTATATTTTTAAAGGTTTTCCATTATACTTGGCGTCGGGTATATCTAATTCGTGGTTTATAACATGCTGTTTTGGTATATATACAAAACATTATTTGATATACAAAGTATCGAAAAAGACACCCGCTGATTATAATAAAATGGTAAAAAATATAGCTTCGAACATGTCGGAGAAAAATATATTTTTCACAAAAATATTCCAAGCATTCGCAAATAATAATAACTTAGTTGATAAAGATTTATTTCATCACTTTATTGCATATACTGATAGTGTCAAGTACGATCCAAACGAAGTTGACTATAATGGATTATACGATCTTATAAATATTGCTAGAAAAAACGGCGATTATCTTGTAATCGAAAGTGAAATTCCTATTAAATCAGGTAATATTGCGCTAGTATATAATGCAAAGTTAAACGGAAAAAATGTTATTATTAAATATCGTCGCACTAATATTATAGAAAAATTTAATAAGTCAATCGAAGAATTAGAATTATTAGTAAGTATATCTAAGAAAATACCGTATCTACGCGACTTAAATATAAGTGACTTATTTGAAGAAAATCGCGAAATAATGACCAACCAGTTAAACTTTTTAAATGAAATAAAAAATATTAATATATTTTATGAAAAATTCAGAGACGTACAAAATATTTGTATACCAAACGTATATTCTTACTTTACGGAGGAAAACCCATGTGCTATCATAATGGATAAATTCGAAGGTAGTCGAATAGAAAATATTTTACACGAAGATAAACACGAGTATTCAAAAATACTATCACGGTTTAACTTAAAATGTGTTTTCTATGACGCAATATATCACGCGGATTTACACTCAGGTAATGTTATTTTTATGAAAGAAAATATTAAATGCAAAGATGAAAATGATAAAGAAATATTACAAACTGTATTAAAAATAGGTATAATAGACTTTGGAATTATAGGAACAATGACAAGAGAAGAACAAGATGTATTTTTCACATTTTTTAAAATTCTTGTTAGTAAAAATCATATAGAGTTATCAAAATTTATTACTGAAAGTCTATCTGAAAAAATAGATAATTCAAAACCTACTATTTCTGAAGGACATAAAAATATATTAATTAATCAAATTTCCGCAATATGTAATAATGTTCTAAGCAATGATACCAAATTTTTCGGCGGAGAAGAAATATACGATATAAATAAAATACTAAAAACACAAAATTTACAGTTTTCGAAATTTTTTTGCCGTGTTGAGTTAGCAATCGCAATCTCAGAAAACGTATGTAACTATCTAGCAACAAACTCCTCATATATTGAACAAATGATGATAGCATTCAAAGACATTTTTGGTAACGATATAGATGAATTATTGTAGACTACGCAAACAATGATAATAATATTATATTATTGTAATATATTATTGTATTATATTATACTATTATATATAATAAATTATAACTACGGGTATGAATGTTAATATAATTAAAACTATTATTTTTTTCATTATAGTTATTTATATTGTTACTTATATTAATAAAAACTTTGTTGAAATCTTCGACGTAATTCAAGATAATACAAAAAAAAATTTAACTACATACCCGCAATATATTTATATATATATTCCATTGATGTTTTTTATCGCTTCAAAAGCAAACTTATTTCAATATGCTGATGGATTTTTTGAATTATATATTCAAAAAATGGGAAATAGTGTAAATAATCATAAAACATCTTACTCTAAAGCAAGCTATTTTATAGGAATAATAACAATTATATCAATTTATATATTTGCTTTACTAAGTACTGCATCGGCGTGCGCTTTAGGAAATGAAGATGTAGTTATCTATTCTTCTATATGCTTATTGATGTATTTTTACTTCAAATTTAAAAATATAATAGGCTTGAAAGAAGTATATACAGAATTACTAATATACTTGGGGTATGCAATTGGTATTCTTATTGGATATGGTTCAATGTTATCTACATTTATTTATATAATTGAACACATGGTGGTAAATAAGGATATAAACTTTTTTTCAAACATTGGACCAATTGTTTTCGCAATTCCTTTTATTTACTACTTAGTGGGTGAAAAAGAAAATTTGATAAAAATAGATAAACTTTCATTTAAACTTAAAAGTTTTGGATATATTGCTTTGTTTTCAGTATTGATGGGAGTTATATCATTTCTATTTTTAAAATCTATTAACTTTATGTTTAATAGTATCAAAAAATCAAAATTTAATAACTTATATGTTATAGGTTTTGGGTTTATTCTTGCATTCATTCTTAAAAAAAATGGGTTCATATCATTAAAACCAGGCCAGCAATATATTAATGAAGAGTTTCAAGCTTCGATTAATAGGGAAAAATTAAAAAAACTTGAAGAAGATAATAATTATGACGAACTTGAAAAACTTAAAAAATTAGAAAATGAAGGAAAATTTAATACAGATAACAAGTTTAATCTAACATTTCTTTTAACAAGGTTAGTAAACTGTGCTACTGGACTTAGTGCTGGACTGATAGGAGGGTTCATAATACCATCTATCACTATTGGATGTATGTTTGGTTCAGTATTATCCGAGTATACAAATGTTTCCCAAAAAAATCTCATGTTTTTGGGCATGATTGCTTTCTTAAGTCCATTTTTAGGTACTCCTATAACAAGTGCTTTATTAGTAAACAAGATATCTAATCAAAAATATGATTTACTACCTCTTTCAATAGCCGTTTCATTCATTTCTTACTTTACGTATACACTGTTAAAAAAAAGATTTTTTTAATTTAAAATATACTTTACTTACATGTTACTGATATACAAGTTACTATTTACTATTTACTATTTACTATTTACTATTTACTATTTACTATTTACTATTTATTATTAGAAAACACTAATAATAAATCATGCTATTAGACAAAATAGTTATATTTATTGCATATGTTTTATTACACATGTTTTATAGTCTTTTTGTTACCTTTTTTATATTCTTTACTTTTAATATGTTTTTTAGTCATTTTACGTTTTTTAGTACCTTTTGTCGATGATGACTTTTGGTAATATTTATTTTTAATCTTTTTAGTAAATAGAATATTATATTTATTATTACCACCCTTACTACCGCCTCCGCTCGAGCTTTCACCTGCACCAATTAATTTTGCTGTATTAACGGCATATGACCAGTGTCCTGTTCCTCCTACCAAAAAATACGAACCTGGATAATACAGTATAAAAGGAGAAATATCATCAAGCGTGCATGACGTCTGTTTACTAGATTCGACTATAAATTTTAACACTTCATTCATATCTATTCTTCTTGGATCGTCCTGATCTATATATCCAATAAAGTCCATTTCACCTATATTATAATAGTCCCAATAAAATACATTAAATAACGCAATCTCCTCTATTCCTGTTACCGTAACTATTGGTTGTCTATAAAACAAAGATGCAAAATATATTTCTTCGTCGCCTCCCTGATAATTATAACCAACAAACCGTTTTATAGTGCTAACATATTTAAACTCATTTTTACCATTTTTTATTATATATTTTATAATTGGATAATTCTTATATGTTATACTACTCCTATCAATCTCTTTTATTATATTATAAATTTTTATCATAAGGCCTGAAATGTCTCTTCTAACCCTACTCTGTTCATTAAATTGTATGTTATATTTTTCTTTTGTAGATTCACTTTTATACTCTTCAAACTTTTCGGGTGTTTTCAAATAATCCGATGATAACATTCCCACCGAATTATAAAAACAGTTACCATCACCATTAGAATTATATTTAACATAGTTAACTGCTTTTAATAACCCCGATGTACCCGTTGGTTTACTCAGTCTTTTAAATATTTTGGGAATTACGAGAGGTTTTTTGCCCTTACTACTCGCAATAGTAGAAGTTAACCCATGATTCAAATTACCAACAATAGTTTTAACCTTATCATTTTTATTTTCTATTACGGTTGAGTATAAAATTAATAATATTCTTTTGACATCAATAGGTGTAGGAAAATGTATTAAGTATAAATAGATACTATATCTTTCACTATCATATAAGAAACCTAATATATCATTTGCTGTTTCTTCATCAATATGGTTACCATCATAGTCTTTATATACAGTACTTTTTAAACTATCTAAAAAGGTTTCTTTATGGTTTATAATTTCTAGGACTTTAGCGTCTGCATCATCATTGTTGGATAAATAAACTCTATTAAATTCTTCTTTACTTATCAATTGTATATCTTTTTCTATATTTTCAGATGAAAATAATTGTTGTATAAAACAATGCTTTGAATCTATTTTAAACCTTTTGAAGTAACATAAGTCATTCAGAATATAATATAACTTAGAGTCATAAACTTTAATTAAAAAATCTTTTATTTTTTTAAAATCTTTCTTTGATATTTTATAACCATCACACCTTATTAAATCATTCATAACTGTGTCAAAATTATACTCATCGTTAATTGATCTACTATCGAACTCGCGATAATTATTTATACCAAAAAATATGTTTCTATCATTTTCAGGTATATCATCTGGTTCGCCAAATGATTCGTCGATAGTAGAGTCGCCACTACTACCTTCATCATCGTAATCAACATCATCATAGCTGTCTTCATTTACACTAATTTCGGAATCATGAACTGACTCTATTTCTTTGCTTAAAGCATCACCAATACTGGCGCACTTTGTTCCATAAGATTTCGTCGGAATTAAGTATCCTAAATTTCTCATGTAACAATATACAGGTAATCCAATCGATTGTATAATATCAACTTGTATCTTTGACTGATCTGCGGTGTTAGAGGATTTTAATCTAAGAATTTCATCTCTTACAGTAGTAGATGATAAACTATATACATCGGAATCTTTACCATCTATTCCTATTTTCAAGTATTTTGGATTACTGTATGAATCAACCTCTTGTTGCTTCTTTTTTATTTGTGTTTCTTCGGACTCTCTTACTACATAAATTATACTATATCTACTTGATTCTGAATAATTTCTTATAAAAAAATCAGAACCACATAAGTAAAACAAGCGTAGAGTTTTTATTATCTCTTTCTCAGCGTCTTTATCTCTATATGCGTGACTTGCATCGAGTATTTTTACTATTTTATGTAAAAGCAATGCTTTTGGATCACTATCTGCTACGTCCAATATTAGCATATTATTAGAATTAAACTTACTATCTTCACCCCAGTTATACGCATCACATGCAAGTTTGCATAACTTTATTCTGTCTTCAGAACTCAACACTTCGTCATACTTTAAACCTTTACTCATAATGTACTTTCTTGTAGATACAACCATTATACCATAGTATCCTTCTGGTTTATCTCCATCAGCACTGGATTCACGCTCAACAAGAGTATCATATGCAGTCTTAAACATTTTAATATGACCGTTATGAGGTGGATTAAAACTACCACCATTTATTATAAATACATTTTTATCTATATTTTTTATCATAATATTTAAAATCTCATCTAACGATAAAATTCTTGACTTATATGATGTTTTTAACTTTAACCTAGATGAAGACGATACTGATGCTGACGATGACGATGGTGATGTCTCCGAAGAATCAATAGACACTGGTGAACCTGGTGGTACTTTAGGTCCCGTATCATCTTCACTACCAGCATCTTCGGCATCTTCACCAAACGACTTTAAATAATCATCTTCTAGTTCATCTTCGTTGTACAGTTTATATTCAGGGTCTTTAATATCGTTCAATATTGCATTTAAATAGTTCATTTTTTTAATAAACGGTTCGCCATCATACCCAGGTAACGATTTTAATTTAGTTTTAAGAGGCATATAAAAATTTTGTATAGAGTTTTTCAGTTTATAATAGTCTACGCGGTTTTTATTGTCATCGATTGTTGTCATAATATCTTTTAAAATTCGTTGAGGTGTTTCACCTTCATCATCATCATCATATAGTATTTCTTTCAACTTATCATATAATGCTTCTGTTATCTTAATATAATTTGATCTTAACTGTTTATCATCTAAATAGTCTTTTATCGATATTGTCTTTTTACTACCTAATGCATCATTACTAGCAATCGGCCCTAACTTAAAAAATGTTGAACAAGGAGTTTGTCCTTGTCTATCGGATGGAAAAATATACCACATCCAGTGTGATTTTTTTTTACCGTCGTTAATTTCAGTTAATGCTTCTTCAAATGTAGAACCGGTTAGATGGTAAGTTATACTATCATTAACCCCTCCAGGTATTTTAGCACCTCCCTTAATACCTTTGTCTTGTGCATCAATAAATTCTTTTACGGTAGCTCTACGAATTATACCATTTATTTCTTTAATAGCTGGCTTTTTTGATGAAGTTCCTGGCGGCGGTACAGATATAGACGTAGGTGCAGATGCAGGTGCAGATGCAGGTGCAGATGCGGAAGATGATGACGCTTTCTTTTTAAGCGGCCAATCTTTTATATCAGGTAACGCGTAACCTACTTCTTTAGCTAATTTTATTAACGTATTTTTTTTTATTTCATCCAATTCATACTTACCACTATCGTAAGCTGACAAAGATGATTTTATAAAAAAATTTTTAGAAAGCACATCAGATTCTTCACTACTCGTCTTAATTGACTTTATTGTTTCAGTAACCAATTTTTTATCGGCGGGATTAAGTGGAATATATTTTATTTTTGATGAATCTAACCAAACAATATTACCTTCATTTCCTAGAGGATTTAATGCATTTAATAAAAATATGTCACTAATACTACTTTTAGAACTTAAAATACTACCATCTGTATTAAAAGAAAACCAACACTTTATGTAGTAATCTTTTTGGTTCTTCTGTTTAATATCATAATAAAATAATAATGTTCCTATCGGTATATATTTAATAAAAGAACCACTCTCTTTAGTATTATAAAAGTTATTCCATTTAAGGTCCGTTACTTTATTATTAACAAACTTATTTTTTTCACCCATGCTATAAAAATCATAAATATCACTAGTAACGGTTACGTAACCTCCGGGTGCTTCTAGCTTCATAATACCCGACTCGTCTATTTTTTTTAATAATGATAGCGTTCCACTAGCACCCGATTCAGAGTTCTTTTGTTTTATATACTGTTTAAATGCCTTAATAAACATGTCTCGGATCCCATATAATTCTGTCTGTTTACTGCGATTTTCTCCTATCGCCGCATAACACATACTTGAAATACCCGAACCAAATGAAAGTTCTACATTTGCAGCATTTACAATAGCATTGATGGGCGTACCGTTATGTATAAGGTCGATTGTTTCATCTATTAAATTTTTTTTACCATCAGATATTTTTAGTACTGATTGTACTGATTCAATAATTTTTTTCGTACCAGAAGCGCGACGTTTTGCATCCATAAGAGCATCTCGTTCGTTTACACCCCAAGGGGAAAAATATATCCCTCTAACTGTGTTAGTTAAACCACTTCTCCCTGTGTCAATAAAATTGTAAAAGTCTATTACTCCCTTTACTAATAACTCTGCGTGTTTTTCTTTACTATGCGTACGACCTGCTGCAATTTCTACACGCTCTAACTCTTTATAAAATAATTCCCCTCCTATAAAAGGGAAAATAATAGATTCAACTTTATTTATTGCAGCCAAAATAAGAGAATTCATAACCGAATTAGACAATACGTCTCTAGATATTAATTCGCCAGTACCAGACTTTCCAGGAGATGCTTGTATCATATACTGAACCGTAACATCAGATGGGGATGCAGTTGTTGCTGACGGATGTGTATATACTATATTATTTAAAGGACTATCCCCAATCTTAATTAGCGTTGCTGAACCTGGGGGCATTATTAGACCACGATTTGCAAATGTCATATTGTAATATGTATTTACTACTGAGACACTACTATACAGTAAATTAGTTGCTGAAGTTGCTGGAGGTGTAATAGGTAGAGCTTTAAATATTTCTTGTTCAACATAGTACGTTATATTATCAACTTTTGTTTTACTTTGCATAACCATTGACGATAATGGAGCACTTGAACTTGACACAGATACGGAAGAGGAAGCCATAGCACTAGCACTAGCACTAGCACTAGCACCAGAAAATTCTACCTTTTTACTAGTAGGTTTTGGATAAAATAAAGCAAAGTCTATATTTGTTGGATTATATTTTCCCTCGTTATATCCACCAAAACATGAAGGTGCATTATTTTTACTTGTGTATATGATTGTTTGTTGCCCTGGAACACTATCACATTTTAGAAAAGTAGGTAAAACCCCTTTCGGAAATGGTTGCAGCATATTAATATTAAAATCTCCAATAAATACGATACCTGAATATTTGTATTTTGCGCTTTGTCTAAAATAAAAAACAACCGTATTTAATAGTACGTATACCTGCTGCTGTCTTTGGTACATTTTTGGGGTATTTTTATCATCCAATTGCAGATGAACAGACGCTATTATTTGGTTATTTTTACTATTTACAAAAAACCATAACCTAGCACAGTCTTTTTTAATAAGGGTTTCTTCATAATTTTCTATTTTTTTTTCAATTAAGATACGTATTAAATCTGTAAAAATTGTCGCTGCTTCATCATTAGAAAAATAGTTTTTAGAGTCCACAATTAAAAATCCCAAACTTTTTATATCTTCGACTTGTATTGCTTTTTTATTAATCACCATATAAAATTCACTGTATAACTTATCATTATCTTTTATTAAAGAAGGTATAACACCCAAATTTGCATTACCACTAGTTATCGTGCTAGTAAAAAGATTTTTATAGTTAAAAGACTTTTCCTTTCCTTGTCCTTTATTTAAACCCTTTTCTATAGCAGAATTAGGTCCCTCCTGAACTAATAAATAGTCATATCCGCTATTTACCATATCAACAATAGCTCTAGCATTGTTACTTAACCTTGACTTATAGAGGTCAATATCTTCTTTAACTTTTCCGTTAAACTTATGGTAATAAAAAGGCTTCCCTGAATCTTTATCTAAACCTTCACCACCATAACCTGCAACATTCCACGTTATTACATTTATTTCTGCTGGAAAAGCTCCTCCTTCCATTGTTTCTTCCGCGTTCCCACCCATTAGAGTACCGGCACTCGTACCGCTAACAGCAACCAATGGTCCGCACTGTTTACTACCAGAGTTATTAACTTTATACATAACAGGAGAATGGTCGGAAAATATATTTCCTTTATTTTCACCCCAGTTTTTCATTTCAAGTTCCGTCAAATATTTATAATCCGGTTTACCTGTTTCGCATATAACAACAGATTTTTTATAAGGAGAACCTTTAAATGTATTTTGTTTTGACACCATGTAGTCAAAATTACGCAGTTTTGTCAATTCTTCACCTGTTAAAGGTATAGCATCGGGAACAAGTTTCGTGGATTCCTCTGCGGTTTTTTCTGAACTAGTCTGTGTCCAATCGGGAACTTCCTTTTCTTCTACTTCAGGAAGCGGTGACGTTGTTGCGATGGGGGGTGGTGAAACAGGGCGACGCAAAGGACTACCCATGGGTCTAGGGACAGCAGTTGATGACATAGACCTTATTGGTCCGCCAATTGCTTGTTCTATTACACTTCGCCTAGCCTCGTCTTTAAATGAAGCTTCTTGACTTTGTTGTGCTTGGACGCTATTTTTATCTTCTGTTTGTATAACTCGATTTACATACTCGGTATCAAGTTCGAATACACCACCTATCGCATCACTATTTGATGGATTCGATTTGTTTGGAAAAGCAGGCAATCCTTCAGGCGAGTCCGAATTAACTATTTTATGCATTTCTTCTTTTGGACAAAGAAGTAGTTTACCTGTTGTAAATATAAGCCCGCTTTTGTTTATTTTTTCGGGGTTTGTCATTGAATATTTATATCCAAACATGTCGGGTAGTGTTTGACTATTGGTGTATCCGATTAAACGAAGGCGACCATTTTTACCTTTACCACCATATAGGTATGTCAATATCTTACATGTTTTATAGATAAATTCAGATATTTCATCAGCATATGCTGCAACTGATGGGTAATTGATGGGTTTAAATACATTATTACTTCTTGTTAACAACAAAGCTAATGCAGGTGCTTTTGAGTAAACCTCTTTTATCGTGCCTTTACCAATGGGTTGGTCGTGCGGTATATCAAAGTTAAAGTCACCAGTCATAAAATATGGATTAATATCGGTTGAACTCGATAAGTAGTATCGGGTCCTAAATTTTGAAATAAATCCTGCTATTAGTAAAACTTCTAACATTTGTTTAGTAATTTTTTTATTGCCTGTAGTTTCTGTAGTGGGTTTATCTGTTGTGGCTGGTTTGCTAGGCTTGCTTGTTGTAACTTGCAGAGCTTTCGCAGCTTGTTTAGATTCAATTTGTCTTAAAGTTTCGGCTGTTTCTAATTTTATATTTATAATTCCAAAAATTTGACCACCGGGAATATAACCATCATTCATATACTTTTTACATGGTTCAGCTTCTGTTTTAACTTTACCTTGTTTTCCTGTACCGGTATTACCAAATAGACCTGACATAAATCCTACTTGTTCTGAGTTATCTTTATTATACCACTCATCGCTATCGCTGCCGTCACCTCCACCTCCGCCTTGTGTAGCGACTTTTCTATCCGGTGCCGGGCTAGGACTAGGGCTAGGGCTAGGGCTAGGGCTAGTGTTTACTATAGGTTGTTCGGTAGTTCCTTCTTCTTCATAGTCTTTAATTGGTTCAACAGATTCTTTTGTTTCGTCTTGCTCTGGTATTATTGTATCTTCGACATTATTTATTTTAATATTACCTATAATGCTGGCTATGCCGGGTATTTGTCCGGGTATTTGTCCGGGTATTTGTCCGGGTATTTGTCCGGGTAACTGTGACGGATTTCTATACTTTCCACCTTTAAACTTACAGTAAACAATTGTCGCAAAAGATGTATTGCTATAAAGTAGATCGATTGAGTCAATTGTTTCAATTCTTTTTTTATTTTTACGTATGAATGGGGCAATTCTTATATCTGCTTCATCTTTTAATTCAAACTTGTCACTTTTAAACATAGTTAGGTTACCTAGTGCTGTTTTTTTACCCGCACTACTTAACGTATCACCATAAATATTTTGTTCAAAAAAGTAAACAAATACGTAGTGATCTTTATAACGTTCATATATTTGTGCTATTAAGTTTAGGGGGTCTTCTATTTTTTCCAATAACCGGTCTAATACCTTTCTATGTATTTTAATTCTTTCTAATTGTGTTATATCTTCCAGTATTTCTTTTTCTGAATCACTTAAAGAAGAAACAATTGTTGTGTATGCTTCTATCGAACATTGAACATTTTGGAAACAGTATACGTCAGAACCGCAGCTATCCATTGCAGCAAATAGTAGTTCTTTACGTTTACTCCACGAGTTTTCATTTTTCCACGATACACCTGCAAAAGAGTTGTCTATACTTTTAAAATCTTCTATTAGCTTTTCCTGTCCCAAAAAACTATACTGAACAAGGGATATCTGATTTACGCCAGAATTTAATTGAGACATAAGCTGACTCGACCCTACATCCAATGCCTTTTTTATAAAACCCGGTAGAATATCTGTAATAGATGGTGTTTGTTTTATAGTAATAGAATTTTTAATTTGTTTTCCAACTCTTGACCAGTTTTGCTCTAAGAAATTTCGTTTCCATAAATTCTTAAGTTGTGCACCCCTTACAGCACAAGATGAGAATAAAGTTCCATCTCGATCAATAGGTAGTTTTCCTTGTTCTATTTTTTCTAGAAATAGCTGTAGTTCAATATAGTATGCAACTTTATAGTTTTCTAGAATTTTATTTAGTTGTTTAAATGTATTATCCCATTCGAGATAGTCGATTATATATGAAAGTCCTTTATATTTAAATATTGTTTTGCTTGAAAATAGTACATCTAAAATGAAACGAATATTATGACGAATAATGGAGTCGAGTTCATTTAAAGATGATTCGGATAATTTTTCTCTTAGTTTTTCAATTCTATTTTCATAAATTTCACCCGCCTTCTTTTTTTGTTGTCCCGAAATAGTAGACAATAGGTTTTGTTTTTCTAATATTCTGAAAAGAAACTTCAATATTGTTCTAGTTTGTTCGTTTAGATCTATTTTTATTTGGAGCGTCTGTGTTTTTCCGTTTAGTATATTAAATAGTGTAGTAATCGGTACTTTTACTACATCAGTTGATGATGCTCTCGAGCTTTCAATAATAGATTCAATTTGTGAATTTGCAACTTGTCTTGAATAAATAACACTTTTTAAATCTTTTACATCTGATTTCGCATCAACCTCCGTTATAGAAAAAGATGACACGGGTTCATATATAAATCTTCGCCCTGTATTTGATACCGATTGAGGAAGGTAGCTTTGTCCCGTTACACGTTTAAAAAAATCATTTATTTGACTTTCTACAGTTCGTTCTGGTGTTTCGGTATTATATTTATCGGTTGACACTGTACTAGAACCGGAAAGGCCTGTAAAAATTTTTACTTTATTATCAACAGGTCCTCCAATGAGCCTATAGTTGTCTCCTTCCTTTATCATCAACATGGAAGCCGATGGTATTTTTTTGTTTAAGTCGGCCTGTTGTTTCATTTCTTGATCTGTTGGTCTAGTATATATAAAAGCGTACACTGAACCTATAAGTTTATTTTGTTCTTGTGCGGGGTACCAATTTGTAATATAATTTCCTTCCGTTTTTTGGTCTGTTTCGTATACTTTATTTTTACTATTTAATTTATCGCCTTTTTGTTGTTCTTTATCTCGATTCAGTGCATCAATATCATCCACAGACACAACTTGGTTATCATTTCCATATAACTTAATCGGTTCTCCTAATTTTTTTAAAAATGCTTTAAAAAGGTTTATATTAAAGAATGTGTCTATTCGCGCAGGTACAGTAACATTATTTGGAAACCCCGAGTTATTAAATTTTACGAGTGAAGCAATAAATGGTTCTGAATCCGGTAATACACGAGTTAATAAACCGCTTGTACCTGAAGAAGTGGTGGTTGTTCCCATTCCTGGTCGCATTCCTGTTCCCATTTCCATTCCCATCCCTGGTCCCATTCCCATTCTTCCTCGTTCTCTATCATATAATCTATCGCGACTATCATTAAAATCTGAATCAAATAATGCTCCTCCTATCATTACTTCCTTTTTTTTTTGTAATGCTGCAGCGAGTGCAGGTACTGGGGGGGCTGGGGCGACTGCTTTTGCAATATTAGTTGGAATTTTTGGGAGGTCTGGAACAACTTCGCTTTGTTTTGCAATAATTTCTTTTTGCTCTTTTTGCTCTTTTTGTTTATTTTGTAGAGCTACCTCTTTTTCATATACTTTTTGCGATTTTTGCAATTCTGTTGTTGTATCCGTATATTCTCTTTTGTAGTAAATTTTATCTATTCTTTTTCTTTCTTTGCTTGTTAAGCTTAGAATTTCTGGACTTATAAAAATTTGTAGTGTTCCGATGTTATATTTTTTAATAATATTAGCTGTTTTATTTTGTTGACTCTCATACCACGACACTTCTTCTTTTTCATCGTCATCAATCTCGCTATTATTATTTTTTTCTTCCTTACTCATTTTATATAATATTGATAATATATATTATAATATTCATTTAATTAATTTGGATATTACAATATTAATTTGGATATTGCAATATTAATTTGGATATAGTTATAGTTATAGTTATAGTTATAGTTATAGTATAAGCATCTTAAAATTTATTCATGTTATAAGCATCTAAATAATTTAGTTGTTTAGTTTTACTTTTCTGAGTTTTATATTTTTCTACTATGTCCATAGCATCATTGAATTCTTTCTCTGTTATAACTTTATTGTTCGTATATTCGCCAAGTTTTCGAGACTTTATAAAATCTTTTGGAAGAATACAGTATTTACTCTTTTCATTTAAAGCGAAATCTGCTAAAACAACAAAAACCGCTGTTAAAACAAGTGCAGAATAAATATTTCTAGTCGCCATCCACGATATCGTAAAAACTAAAATTTCTTTCGTAAGCGCATATTTTATATACGATTCGGTTGATTCATCTAAATTAAGTTGTATATACCTTGAACCAATGTTTAAACATATCATCATTAACCCTGCAAAAAATGTACTAGAGTTCAAAGAATTTACAGCATTATTTATAACGTCCATTGTCAATATGTTTTTAAAGTATATATTATATATTTACAAAACAAATAAAATTAATAAATTTGTAAATTACTAATCTATTAATTTATATTTATTAAAATTTAATCGTTCTTACTGTTTATTATTTTCATTCTTTGTTTTACTTCTTTATCTCTGCTTTATTCACTTTCTCTCTAAATTCTTTAGGCGCAAACCCTTCATATATAGGTATTGATTTTATTATTACAAGTGTTATAAATGCAAGTGCTACATAGAAATTTACCTTAGAGAAATACATAATAAGCAATATAATTATTATTCTTCCTATAAAGGTTGTATACATATAACTGTACACACTTGGTATGAAAACACATAACAGCGCAAGTAGTAATATGTTATAAAATATTAGATTATTCATTATTATATATTTTATATATATTTAGAAATAAATATAATAATAATGATATATCTTTTATAAAAAAATGTACATACAATAATAATAATAATAATAAGTAAAATATATTATAATAAAACAGATGACTTCTTTTGTTTTACACAATAAAAAAAAAAATACTCCTACACATCCTTTAGTTTTTACTTCGGATATTAAACGCGATACTATACCTATAAATTCTTTACATGTTTCAACAGGTTTATCCGTCAACACAGAGAATGAAATTTTACCTACAATAAAATGGGAACCGACGAATATATCTGTTTTCGAAAAAGAAGGAACTGAACCAGAAAAAATAGGGTTTATAATTTTAAGGAATGTAAATAATAGTATTACCAATGAGTATTGGAAAGAATGTTATAAGTGTATTAAACAATTTTATCCAAAAAATAGAATACTAATAATAGACGACAACAGCGACTATTCGTTTGTTACAAATGACAACCTAGATAACACCATGATAATAAAAAGTGAGTATCCTAAAAGAGGGGAGTTTTTACCTTACTACTATTACTTAAAAACGAATTTTTGTGAAACAGCCGTTTTTTTGCATGATTCAGTATTTATAAAAAAATATATAAATTTTGAAGTTGGTACTTATAAAATGCTTTTAGAATTTGGAAAACCGAATATGGATAATGAGATACAAGAACAATATATATTGTTACATGCTTTGAATAATACAAAGTTAAATGATTTTTATAATAAAAAAGACAACGGAATATGGAAAGGGTGCTTTGGTGCAATGTCTGTTGTTACATATAGTTACTTAAAAAGCATTGACCAAGAGTTTAGAATATCTAGTTTAATACCGCATATAACATCACGTGACCTAAGATGTGCATTTGAAAGAATAGTTGGATGTTTACTACAAATAAATGTGATTGAGCCGTCTCTCTTTGGTGATATTATGAAATATTGTCCTTGGGGATTAACTTATCACCGATATTTGAAACAAGACTACAATAAAAATTTACCTTTGATTAAAGTATGGACAGGTAGATAATTTATATTTACCGTTGTTACTATTCTTGTTACTATTCTTGTTAATATTGTTGTTACTATTGTTGTTAATATTGTTAATATGTTAATTAATTTCCGTTTTTTTTTTAAAATAATATCTCATTTTTTTATAGGAATGACTATACCTTTAGCATTATTTGCTTCGTCATATAATGAAGAAGAAGCAAATGGATCAACAGTTCAAAATTCAAAATCATCATATACTCCCGTAAAAAATAATAAAAATAACTATAGTTTAGGCAATAATGATAACAATAACAACAGTAGTGATTATCATAAAAATAAAAACACAAATCTCAGAAAAACAATTAAACAAAAACCAACAGCACCCAATGAGTCTAAACTTGCAGCATTATTAAAATCAATCGACGATTCCAGTGATTCAGACAACGACGAGGAGAATTTAGCAAATTATAAAGGCATGGATACACGTACTTCTGGTTTTAATTCTGGACCGGGTTCCGGTTCCGGTTCCGGGATGTTCCCCCCTTTGCCTGAAGTAAACTATAAAGGCCCTAACTCTTCTTCTACATTAAGTGACGCGGCATCCGAATCGGCTTCAAAATCATTATATACTCCAGATATACCTACATCATCAGTGGGTACAATTTCAAATAGTACATACAAAGATATACCAAGCACATATGCTAACCAGTATTATAAACAGTTCATTCCATATTTGAACCAAGGAGTATCGGAGTTTCCTGACCAACCAAAGAGCGAACTATTAGAGAAACTAAATTATATTATAGATTTACTAGAAGACCAGCAAGACTATAAAACAAATTCTATTTTCGAGGACTTGATACTTTATGCTTTTCTAGGTATTTTTGTAATTTTTATCGTGGACTCGTTTTCAAAGTCTGGAAAGTATGTAAGATAAACACATGAGGCGTTACAGATGCGTGAGATTTGGTTTAATTCATAATTCATAAATCGATAATACAATATCATACCAAATATATCAATTCATTATTACGACGTTTTCAGGTAATAATGTTTTATAATTATAGTTATGAAATAATAACGTATTCTTTTCTACCAATATAGGCTTTTTATTCGCCAAAAAATAGTCTATTATCTTTTTATTATGCGACAGTGTGTCGATAGAGATACACCCAACTTCTTTCCCCTTCTTCTCCATTTTGAGTGCATTTATAAATCCGCAAATAAAAAAATTATCATTTGTTGTCGGAATTTGAATAGATATAGGTGCATACAATACTATGTCGTTTGAGTCCTTTTCGGCGGTTTTATTAAAAAAAGTCTTACTAGATTTACGAAACATGTATACAGCAAGTATTGTATCAGTACTTACCCCAGGTGCACCTGCATGATTTTTTAACATCAATAAATAGATAGAATATATCTCACTCTTTATAAGATGAAATACGTGAGAAAAAGATGGTAGTATCGATACGTCAAATAATCTCGAATATTTGTTTTTATCACTGCTAACTGTAACATTATTCGTATGATATAACTGCAAATAATCTAGAAAAATATTTATATTTTGCGTACCTATTGGTATCAACTGTATGCTTGGATGGAATCTATATTCTACTGTATTCCAGTTTACTATAGGAATATAGAATGAATGATATTCTAAAAAAGGAACAACTAATTTTGGTATATTTATTCCCGTATATTTGAAAATAGTGGTACATATCTTTTCTTTGCTTTTTGATATTTTTAATCCATTTTTTTCGTATATGTTTTCATTTGGATGAGTATTCGAGTTTTTATTTAACGTATCCGAATTTACATTAATCTCACGCATCTGTAACGCCTCATGTTTTTTAAAGTGTATATAATCCCGCTCTCTCCGCAACACCTCGTCCCAATCGTTGAACATTTTATAGTTATACGTTTTCATCATACCGGTAACCTCGTTTTCATCTATTTCTTGAGAACTGTAATAAATCTGTGAAAAATAAGTAGGCATCGACGAAGTAGTAACATCGGTACATTTTTTATTTTTAAAAAAGCAATAAAGTGGAATAGCAATGATTACACCAACTATGGTGGGTACAGAAATAACATCCGAAGTATCATTGTTACTTTTATATATAGTTTTATAGTTTACTGTCACTATAGGATCATAGTCATGATTTTCTAAAAGTACTTTTAGTACCGTTTTATCCATTTTTCGATTAATATCTAAAAATTTCATGTTACCATTGTTATATTTCTTATTAAAGTATGGATAGTTATTTATTAACAACAATATGTCTTCATAGTTTTTAATACTTTTATCAATTTCATTTACAAATATATTACCTATTTTTTCTGTAACATTTGTATGCGTCACATAAGACACGTTATTACTTAAAAAATTTAAATGAATCGTATCTGTCGGATTTTCATAAGATAGTATAGTGTTTAATCTACACCAATTTACAGGATTATACCTATAAAATATAGACTGAGACAACCAAAATTTATATCTTACCTTTTGATAACCATGTAGTAATAAAATAAATAATATCACACTTATTATGATATAATATAATAACATATCATAATAATTAATAATATATATTTTATATGATTTCGTACGATTTCTTCATAACACAGCAATTAAACAGATAAAGTTCTCAGGATATCGTATTATCTGGATATCGTATTATAGAGTTATCGAGTTATCGATTTATGAATTATGAATTAAACCAAATCTCACGCATCTGTAACGCCTCATATGGTTAATAGCGAATAACATCTCACTAGTTAGTTTGCAGGTTTATACAACACATATATATATTGAAAAGGCTTATCATACGGAAGAAGGTCAAACTGTGATAACATATTAAAACCACAGTCTTTTGCTTCACTTAATATTAGACTCTGATCAGGTGTAATAAACTTCTGAATATTCTGCCTCTTTTTACCATTTTTCCTATTTTTAAATGTTTCACGAAGTTCTATAACCTCGGGATCATTCATAACCATATCCGACTTGTATATAATATCATCTACCATTGCATCATTATTTCCTAAAGGATTTTTAACATGTTTATCATTAAATAAACGCGTAACAATTGGAGATAATCTTCTTTCCCTAGCACCATAAGTCTGTGAATCGTAAAAACCCCCTACATTTATTAAATGAATTGCTAAAAATCCACCAGGTGATAACCATTTATAACAATTTTCAAACAACATTCTTCTATTTGAAATACTATAAATTGTAAAATCTAGTAAAGTAATTAGTGAAAATTTTTCATCATCAAAAGTAAGTTGATTTGTACCATCTCCTAAAATATACTTATTACCTGGATATTTTTTTTCTGAATAGTCTAGCATATTTTTCGACTTTTCCATACCATAACTATAATACCCCTTTCCGCCAAGGGTGTCTACATGTTTACCTGTTTTAGAACCGATGACTAAAACATCTGTTTTCCGAATAGGTTCGGCCTTGTTTAAAATAATACCGACCTCATAGTCGTCATACATGTCGCTATAAAATATATTTTCGTACATATTCGCATAAAAGTCATCAAGCGAATCTTCCCCCGTCTTTAGTGTAAATTCTTTATTTATAGTGAAACCCTCTTGGCTTGTTTTAGAATCACTACCTTTAGAAACTGTTTCTAAAAAGAATAGGCGATAAATGTAGACTACTGATACTAAAATAATTAAAAATACCAATATTACTACCCAACACGAAGAAGTATATATTCTATTAACTGCTGTGTCAATAATTGTCATTTATTTATATGTATTATTATTATATATTTTTTATAGAAAAAATAGTATATGGAAGCCGAATTTCAAATTAATGATATAAGAACTATTGCAGAATTTAAAGGAGAGTCTTTTTCAAAATACAAAAAAACAGATGTTAGAAAAGAATTACTAAACTCAATTCTTAATGGGAAAATAGAACATGCATGTAACTGGAGCTCCGAACTTATTTGCGCCGGACAATTTTTAGACTTATGGGACATTATACTAACGTTTTTAGGGAAACATATTCATTTAGCTAATCCAAAGTTAGCAATATATTTAGAAATGAGATATGAAAACTTTAAAAGTATTATTTCGTCGGGGTATGGAGATGATATGCTTCGTTTAAGAAATAACCCCAAAATAAGAAGCATGTTTGCAGAAATAATTTGTATTGTATGCTCTAGTAACAAAAAACACAGCTTCCAAGGTATAAAAATAAACAAAGACGAAGAATATGACATAACACATATGTCGAATAAATTAAAAGCGCCATCAGTTTCATACGCACAGTCTATTTATCGTAAAGATGATCCGAAAGAACTATTCATTGCTATTAATGAATTTGCATATCACATATCACCGGAATCAAATAACTCGTTACAAGCGTGTTTTTGGCTAGAGTGGATCATGGAGTTTCAAAAAATTTGCGCAAAAAAAAAAGAAAAATGTCTATGTGAACGTAGAAGTAATATACAAGTAGATGAAAAGTTTCAAATGGACCCTATATGGATTTTATGGGAAATTATAATCAATGGTTCGAAAAACCGCGATAATATAAAAGTCAAAATAATTAACAGTATATTAAACTTATACTGCTTAAAATACACACCAGGTGTTAAAAAAAAACGGCGTTACTTGATATATTACGCAATTTCTATTTTAACAGAAAAATATGATACTAAAATAGAAATAACTAAAGATAAAGAGTTAGTAGAAACAGTAGTAAAAAAGATAAATGCAGTTTACAAGCAAATAAAAAAAAATGAAATCGGACCTAAAGTAGATTACTTGATGACAGACATACGAAAAAGCTCTCTTGAAAAGTCTATCGACAAATTACAAATGATGAATAAGTTTGATTTCATAGCGAACGAACAATGATTAAAAAATTAAAACATCTTAGACTTCTTAAAATGATAAGTAATAGTTGTAACTATAAAAAACAATATCGCGCCCCATAAAGTATCGATAATTGCTGTTTTTAAATTATATTTTTTGAAAATAGCCATGTTGGTAAAATCAAAAATACCGTATGCACAGAATCCCAATATAAACGCGTCAAATGCTGACTTGTTTGCAGATATAATAAAATAATTAAGAAGAATCGCCATAAGAATATATGTAAAAATCGCCGGTGCTATGTTTACAACAAGTGAAGAATTTTGAATCGCGGCTACCGTCTTATCAAATACAGGTTTCCCAATAAAATACAAATAAACAGAGTCAACAAGAACTAATAATATAGAAGATACAACAAAAGAGTTCATTTATTTTGCTTATCGATTGTTTAGTATAGTATATTCTTATATAATAAAATATTAATAAAATATTAATAAAATATTAATAAAATATTAATAAAATATTAATAAAATATTAATAAAATATTAATAAAATATTAATAAAATA